ATAGCAAGTATTGGTCACTAGTCAAGTCAATATTTTTCTATGGTATACTACTAGGATTATCTTTATTATTTATTTAGTAATAGCAACACTGTATAAAAGCAGTGTTTTATTATGTAATATATGCTATTGACAAATTAAGATTACTATGCTATAATATCCCTATATATGCGAGGTCTTGGAATAACACACAAACAAAGACGATATGCACAAAACCTTATGAACACAGATTTATCAAGACGTCAAGCGTTACAACAAGCAGGCTATAGCGAGAGCATGAGTAACAAGCCTATGAAAGTGGAAGCTAGCAACGGTTTCAAGCTAGCTATGGCTGGTATATTTGCACAGTCAGGTAACGTTAGCATGGCTATACTAAATGAAATGGATGCACAAATAAGCGCAGGCAAGTTAAAAGATCTTGAGATAGGCAAGCTAGTCAACTATTTTGATGTCATGACAAGAGCTATGGAACGTATAGCACCAAAAGACATCAGTCCTACAAATGACGATGTATCGCGTATTTTCGCTGGCGTAGTAGGAACAGGCAGTCAAGACGAGCAATCACAAGACAATACAAGCGATGATATGTCAAGCAATACAGTAGACTTGACAAGTATAGTAAAGGATAGTATAGTCAGCGAAGTATTACAACACGAAACTAGCGAGCAGTCAAGTGATATAGCATAGACTTGACAAGGTGGCATATGCATGGTGTAGTGCTAGGACTTGACAAGTTTATTTTAGAGTGGTGGAGTATGGTGACGGGGGGGTGAACCCCTTTCCGACCCCTACCCCCTTCGCGTGGGAAAAAGGGTACCCATAGCCTTTAAAGAGAACGAAGTGACTCCTATACACAAAAATAAATCTATAGTTAAAATAAACAGCTAAAACTTAACTAAGCATAATCTATAGTTAAAGGTACTACACAAAAAGAAAATAAATTACATAGAAATACCCAATAAAAACAAAGCTAAAATAGAAAACACTATACCAAAAGATAAAATAGATTACATACCACACCCTATAAATCTATAAAAGGGTCCCATATATAAAATCTATAGTTAAAGTTACTGTCATGTATGCTCTGTAATATGCTCTGTAACACAAAAAAATGCCCTTGTGGGGCGTTTTTAAGTACAAGTTGATAGTTTACTTGATTAATTACAATATAGCAACAACCAGGTAGAAGGTTGGCGGTCGCTATGCTATAATCAATGTATTACTATATTTTACTGTAGATAACTCTTAATCTTAGTTACTTCATGCTCTAGGGAGAGTAAGTGAAGCAAAAGAGAAGCCCTCATGTATAAATGATTGCTTAAGACCTATGGATTTCAATTACTTCATGCTCTGAGGTGTCGCTCGTTTCGCAAACCGATAGAATATACGCATTATCTATCGTAGAAGTTTCAGCTTTGCCTTATTGCAAAGTTTCGTTACAACGGGTTACTTTCGGGTTCTTGGCGTTGATTTGTTAGGTCGTCCTGTTCACAAATCGCCGAAAGTTCTTTATAATGGTCCGCTTCTACCTTTTCCAGACCAACCATATAACCATAGGTGGTTATCTCACTGTTTATATAACTATAGATTTTCAATCAGCTTGCTTATATGGTTTCACTGATTCTATAGCTTTGTACACACAGTATAGCATATTCTAAAATCTTTGTCAAGTACTTTTGTTAATATTTGACAAAATCATTATTTTATGCTATTATTTGCTTATGAATGCAAGTGAACTCAAACAACACTTCAAATTAAAAATTGAAGAAATCAAAGCAAATCCTAAATTACTTGCTGATAAGATGTGGAGATTAGAGAATCTTTACGTTATCAACACTAAATCTGATGGTAAGCGTATCTTTAAGCTATCTAGAGCACAGAGACACTTCCTTGAGAACATGAGACATAGAAATATTATCTTAAAATCCCGCCAGTTGGGCTTTTCTACGTTAATTACTCTTTGGATTCTAGATGAAATACTCTTTTCTACCAACAAGGAAGCTATTGCTATTGCTCACATTAAGGAAGGAATGACAGATATTTTCGACAAGAAGGCTAAATTTGCTATTATGAACCTTCCTGATGAGATTAAAAACATATTTAACTTCAAAACAAGTTCTAAGACTAAGCTACAGGTAGAATTTGGAGATGGTTCAGTATCATCTTTCGGTGTATCTCTCTCAGGGCGTTCAGGAACTTATCACTATGTTCACATTTCTGAGTATGCTAAGCTATCTAAACAGTTTCCACAACGTGCAGAAGAAGTTATTACGGGTACACTACCTGCAGTACCATTTGATGGTCGTGTATTTATGGAATCTACCGCAGAAGGTTCTAATGGTTCGTTCTATGACATGTACTACGATGCTCTTAAGAATAAGAATCGAGGAATTGCAGCATTGTTTAATGTAGAGTTCTACCCGCACTTTTATAACTGGACATGGGATGACATGGAACTAGATAGATTTACTGAAACTATACCAGTTGAGATGATGGAAGCCAATAACGACATTAACTGGAAAAACTACCAGCAGACTCATGGTCTTACTGAAAGAGAAATGACGTATTACTACATGCGTTGGCTATCAGTTAAGCGTGACTTGGATAGATTAAACCAAGAGTACCCAACTACAATTGAAGAAGCTTTCGTTTCTTCTGGTAAACCATACTTTGATGTTCGTAAGATTGTAAATTGTAAAGCAAGAGTACAGACACCTGAATATTACGATGTAATTAACTATCAGGTTACTAGAACTAACATTGGACCATTATGGGTTTATAAGCAACCAGAAAAAAATGCAACATATGTTGTTGGTGCCGATACGGCAGAGGGTCTTTCAAATGGTGACTACTCAACCTGTACTGTAATTAACGTTGAAACAAAAGACATTGTAGCAATATATCAAGAACACATACCTCCAGATGAATTTAAAGATATTGTAATAGCTATTGGTAGATTTTATAACAACGCTCTCTTGGCAATAGAATCAAACAAAGACGGTTTATGGGTAAACAACGAGGTAGAACGTTCTGGATATGAGAATATTTATTATCGACAACGTATTGACGATGTAACCAAGCAAATATCACAAACATTTGGTTGGAAAACAGATAGAAACACACGAGATACAATGCTTACAGAGTTACGTTCAGTATTTACTGAAAAAGAATTTCTAGTAGAACCATTACTCGATGAAATGCAAGCATTTGTTCGTAACTCACGAGGTAAACCAGAAGCTATGTCTGGAAAACATGACGACTTAATTGTTTCAACTGCAATTGCATATATGGCAACTAAACTATGGTACTCAGAAGGATTCAAAGCCAAATCAGAAGTTGATAAACCAAAATCCCACATGGATTTGATTTTTAAAGACTACTAACAAAAATATCCTTGACATTTATAGTCAAGTATGTTATAATAAAAACATTATCCAGTAATTTGCATGATTATGGCTATAACCAAAAAATCAGTTGAAGAGAACGCTAAAGAAATGTTGACTGAATATGAATCTGAAAGTACAGACTCATTACACGAAGATATTTCAAACGCACCAAAGGAAGTTAAAGATAAAATCAAAATTGGAAAAGAAGTCCAAAACTTTCTTGCTACAAAAAAACGAAAATTTAAGAACACAAAGTATCGCCGTAAGTTTGATGCAATTTTAGGTTACATAAGTGAAAACTTAATTAACACAGAAACATATCAGGCTGCAATGAAATCACAGGCTACAAACATTGCATATTCATTCGTATACGAAAATGGTTCATACACACAGATTCCAGTATTAGCCCGTAACAATGCTAATGATAACGTAACTCGTATTCCTACAGCCAAAGAGCCTATTGCTTTTGCTAAACTTATGACAGCAGTATCAGTACTTGCTGGTAAGGTGCCAGATGCAACTTTTAAATCAGCTGACAAAATTTATGCTCGCACACAATACGAACTATGGAAAAGAACATGGGAGAATTCACTTGGAAACGGTTTAAATACTTTGCGTAACTTTTATCAAAATCAAATTGGTACAGGGTTTGCGGCATATCGAGTATTCCCACGAAAGATTGAACATGATTCAAAAGGTCAAAAAAGAATTCTCTTTGAAGATATTTACCGACAAGCAATTGAACCTTCTCGTATTTGGGTTGGTAATGCTGTAAACCTATATGACCGATGGTCACATGGAGAAGTAATTTACGATATTGACCAAGACAAAAATTCTTTCTTGGAGAAATATCCAGAAGCTAAATATTTTGATTTGGAATATTCTGGTTCTGCACAGGAATCTAAAATTGATGAATCAGTAAAGCAAGATTTCGTAACTGTACGATACTACGAGAACCCACTAAAGAACAAATACTGCGTAGCATGTGGAAACTTCCCAATCTATGAAGGTGAAATGCCTAATGATGACGGTTTCGGACACGTTATCTGGACTAACTGTTTTATTAAAGATGGTTCTGACCCATACGGGGTTGGTATTGTAGAAATCATGCGAGCTAACACAGAGATGTATGACTACATCATGCGTTTATCAGCTGAGCAAGTTGAAGCAGAAATCTCTCCGTTACTATTTGGAACAAACACAGGCGTAGGTGAGATGACTTACCGCCGTGGACCAAACGTAATCAATCCAAAAGGACAAGGAACAAGTATTGATGTTATTAAGACATCAGGGAACGTACAACAGTCTATCATTTTCTCAGATAAACAGAAACAAATCATTTCTGAGAACACAGGTATCAATGATATTCTTGCTGGACAAGCGGGAGAAGGAACGCTGGGTGCAACTGTTATTTTAAAAGAAGCTGCACTTAACCGACTTATTATTCCACGAAACAACGTAGTATCCTGTCTTGAACTTGATGCCTACATTACAATTTCATGGATTAAGCAAACATACGGAGTTGAAAAGATAATGAAATTCAACGACTCGGAGGAAGTTGCTCAGTTCATTGCAAACAATCCAAACTATTTCTTAACAGAAATAGAACGAGAATACGATACAGAAAACACAATTGGAGAAACAGAAGAGACTGAAGAAAGTTATGCAGAAGTTCTTCCAGATGAAAGTGTTAAGAAAACAAAAAGTATCACAATGTCAGTTTCTAAGAAAGTTCCATTGTCTTTTGACATTAAGATGAACGCTGAGAATCCAGAACTAGACGAAATTGAGGAGTTGTCAAATGATTATCATATGCCAGCTGCTGAACTAATGCAATTACTAAAAGACCGAGGACATGTTACTGATTCACTTACTATCGTAATTGACGGTTCATCAATGCTACTTCCGTCAGACGAGATTAACAAACAGCGAATGACAGAAATCTTCACAATTGTTAACCCTATCATAATGCAAATGATTCAGATGAAAGACCAAATGCCAGATATGGCTCGTGCATTACTTAAATCAGTTGAACGAATATTGGAAGTAAACAAAGAATCAGTTTATAACTGGATTCCAAAAGATATTTACGATTCGCTAAGTAAACCAGCCGCACCACAGGCATCTATTGCAGACATTGCAAACAGTACAGCACCTGGGCAATCACCTAATGGTGGACCAATGGGAGCAACAGGACAAGTGCCTACTCCTAATCAAATCCCTAATCCAATTGGAGATATGACACAAGAATTCAAAAGTGATTTCAATAAGGAAATTGTAAACCCAATGAAAGGTGCAATGAACGCATCAGTTGGGCGAGCAGCAAAACCTTTTGGTAAGAACATATAACTCAAACACTTATGGAAAAAAAACAAACAAACAAAACCAAGAAGAAAGTAACTAAAAACGCGTCAGCAGAACAAGCAATTAAGGCTTTGTCTAATAAGAAGATGGAAGATATAAATAATTCTATTCTTAATAGTAGCAAGTCAGAAGTTGTTGAGTTCGTGATGCGTTTTAGTGCGTCTAAAGACTTCAGAAACATGATTGGACTACTTGCAGCAATTCAAGAGAATTCACAGTTTATGAAACGAGATACAGAGTGGGAAACATTGTATAACGTAGGAGTTATTGATGGTCAAAGACTCTTTATGCAATCATTTGTTGAAATATGTACAAAAGCACTAGAAGCAGATAGAGAAGCGGTCGAAAATAGAATTAATCCAATAATTGTAAAATAACTATATGAAAAAAAGAATGGGTCAGATTTCACATAAACCAGATTACTCAGTTTTAGTAAGATACTCAAAGAATGCTATCGAGAACAACTTAATAAAGTTTATTACAAAAAAAGGTGAAACATTTGAAGTTCAACTCGGTGAAATGATTGATTTACTTTCTAAGTTTGTTTCTAGTGAGGTGTTAGCACCAACCCTAATGGATAACAAGGTTGTAAATATGATTAAGGTACAGCGTGCATTACAGTTTATTCCAAACAAAGATATTAAAGCTGGTGAATTAGTAAATATTCCATTTGAACACATGATGCCAGTAGAATATGCTATTGCAGAAGAAGCTCTAGGTGTATCTAAGATGACAGATACAATTAAGACAATAAATCAAAAACAAATTGAACAAGCTTGGAAAAGAGTTGATAGTGCCGTAATGGAATTCTCAAAAGCAGCATATGAGTCAATGATAAGAAAATATCAAGAACAAAATAAAAAAGAAGACAAGACAGAGGAAAGTGGCAACCAGGAAGAAACTTAGAATCACCCTGGTTGGAAATTATTAACATAGTATCCCATCACTGCTGGGTAATGCAGTGTAAATTGTCCTATGGCAACAAAGAAAGTTACGAAAGTAGAAAAAACAGAAGAAGAAATTATTAATGAAATTGATGCAAGTGTTGGAATTGGTAAACCAGAAGCTAAAGAAGAAGACAAGGTTACAACTATCAGTCGTGAAAAACTGGAAGATGCAAACAAGAAAATCTATGAAACTTACGGATTGATTACAGACGCTCCAGCACCTCGTGTTGAAGTAATGGAATCAAAAGACCACTTCCTAAACGGAGTTGTACCTGCTGGTTTCCATAAAACATATGGAGACGAGATTACAGACGTTACAGAAGGTCAGGTTGCTGAACTTACTGATACATTCTATTCATTTTTCAATAAAGAGGATGGTTTCCGAATATTCTATAAATACATCGGTAATAACATTTTAACAGTATTGCTACCTTTAAAATGGGCACAAAACGACCCAAGTGCAGATGCTCTATACTTGCAAGTTATGAAATGTGATGCTCGTTCAATGAATCTACGACCTGGAAACTTCAAACAACAGGTTGAATTCTTTGCAAAACGATTAGCAAAACGGATTAACTACCAAAAAGGTCGCTAATACCACTTGACATTCCTGTCAAATGTGTTATACTATTATTAACCATAAATCGCTCATCAGCGTAAAAGATGTATTATGGAACAAGAAAACAACCAAGATGATTTCTCTTTTGACGAATTTCTGACTTCAGATGATTCTAAAAAAGAGTTTGGCGTTGAATCTACACAAGAGGTACCCGTTGTAGAAACACCACCACTAGACGTAAACGAAGACTCGTCACCTACACCAGTAGCTATTGAATCTACACCCTTAGAAACATTAGCAACTAAAACACAGGAAGCACAAGAAGAAGTTTCACATGAAACTAAAACTGACGGTGCACCTGTTAGAGCCATTGACGAACCAGACTGGAAGTACGAATATCGTATGGAAATCTGGGAACGACAACAGGCACTAAAAAATGCTTCATCTGATTCTGAACGAACTGCTATTAAGTCAGAAATGACTGGTATTCGTAAAGAAATGGCTCAGCGTGCTCGTGAAGACGATACGACTGAATACACAGAACAACCTCAAGAAGACATTGCATCTATTGTTGAACGAGAACTCAATAAACGAGAACAAGTTCAAACTATTGACAAAGCAGAACAAGATTTCTTAAAGAGACACCCAGAGATTAAGAACCCAATGGTTTATGATAACTTCATTAACTTCGTTGGAGAAAACTTTATCTTACAAGGTAAATCTTATAAAGGAATTACTGCAATCTTAGAAATGGCACATGAAACATTGTTCCCTAAGAATGTACAACAGAAGATAGATAATGCAAAGAAAGTTGAGGACAAGATGAATGCGGTTGACTTTTCTGGTTCTACCGCATCAGACGATGTACCAACAGAAAAAGTTGAACAGAAGAAACTTGTAGATGACATCAAAAAGACTTCTGGTAACGACTTTGGTTGGGCTATCGACTAATCATGCAATTTATTACCCCCTAAACCAATAACATATTATGGCATTCTATCTAGAAACATCAGCTCATACACGTTTTGGAAAGTCAGTACCTAAAGATTCAGCACAAGCTATTCTTAACGGTCAAGTATTAGGATGGGATGTTACAGCAGGAGAAGTAGTTCCTTTGGACAACACTTCAACTTTTGATGAAGCACTATTTGTTTCAACAGAAGCTATCCTAACTGGTGACGCTCGTACTGATGTACACACTTTCAAAATTAATGAAAACCAGCAATTTATCGCAGACACAGTTAACAACTCAAGTGCTTCTCACAACGGGCAGCGAATGATTCTTAACTCAACTGGAGATAAAGCAAATAACACAGGTACAGATTCAGCAGTCGGAGTAGTTCGACAGGTCGGAGTTGTAGGTGCCGCTTCACAGAAACAAATTATGTGTGAATCCGTAACAAAAGAATAACCTTAACTAATAATACTATATGATTTACTCTAACGGACTTCTTACTGACTTTAGTCGAATTCTTGACAACCGCGTTAAGAACATCGCTCCTAAAGTTGGTGCAGAATTAAATTCTGAATATACAAAATACATGTTCAAACGTACAAACGCTGAACGTGTAACTACTGACATCGGTATCACAGGTCTTGGAATGGCTAACTTCGTATCAGATGCTGAAATCTCAGCTGCTGACGCACCAATCCAAGGTTTTGAAAAGAACTATGTACAGCAACACCTTACTCACAAAGTGAAAGTATCTTTCCAAACCATGCACTTCTTGGTTAAAATGAAAGATAAAGCTAAACTTGACAGTGAAGTTGAATCAAAAGTTATGGACTTGCAACGAGCTTTGGAATCTGCTAAAGAATACTACGCTCAGAACTTCCTAGCACAAGGATTTAACGCTTCATGGAACTTTACACCTATCTCAGGAGTATCAGCTACAATTACTACAATTGACGCTACTACTGCTGACGGTGTTGAATTCTGGTCACAGGCTCACTTACGAGAAGATGGAGGTCCAAACTGGTCTAACGTTATCGTTGACGGTGCAACACCATCTCCAGTATTTGCTATGTCATCTCTTGAAGCAGCTCACCAGTTGCACGCAATCAAAAAAGATGGTCGTGGATTACCTCTAGGTTCTACACTTACATCTTTGATTGTAGTAAAAGGTTCAGCTACTGAACAAGTTGCTAAGCGAATCAAAGGAACAATCGACTCTGGATACTACCCAGGAACATTCCGAGATACTCCTTCAGTTCCTTCATTTGAAATTGTTTCATTGAAAAACTACGGAGGAAACGGATTGGCTCCTCTACAATGGGCTATGTTTGACAACACTATGGTTAATAAAAACTATGGTCCTCAATACATCGAATCATTGCCAAACACTGTAGCTCCTACAATGATTGACCCTGAAAACAAAGATACCATCCTACAAGCTGACACTATCTTCCAAATGGGAGCTACTGACATCCGAACATTTATGTTCAGTAATGGTGACGGAACAACCGTTTAATCTCTCTTACTTGTACTCCTTCATGGAGTGCGGTATAAGGAAGATTAAATCTTATCCTTATTATTAAACTTATTATTAAATTTATGGAAAACACAGAACCACGAATAAGTTCAGACCAACGAGATGAACTTGCACGAGAAGTTAGCTTCTTGAAAAAACGAATAGACGGATTAAAACAAGATGTTATTGACTTATCTGATAGTAAAACATTGCTTGAATCTGAAGTTCTTGGTAAACGTGTTTTACTTAAAGAAATTGAAGATAATGAGATTGAAAACTTGAGAAAACTAATGAAAGTTATTAAAAACGTAATCAATGAATAGTTATGGATTTACTTACATTTATCAGTAATTACTGGACAATACTCGGAGGAATAGTATCGTTTATATTTCTTATAGCATATCTACAAAACTCCACAGTTAATATCTCAAAAGATATGATAACACAGAAAGAAGAACACGATAAACAAATTGGTGAATTGAAAACAGAACACGCAAGGCTTACAACTAGATTTGATGAGCATAAAGACAAGATTACAGAATCAATGAACTTTATTCAGCAAGATATTCGTGAAATAATGACTATTTTAAAAACAAACAAGTAATAATAAAACTATGGATATTCAACTGCAAATCAAACATAATATTGGAAACACAATCGTTGTACCAAACTCAGTAAAGTTGTTTGCAAAGACATATTTTTCTAGTAACTTATTAGCAGGTGTTACAACACTACCAGTAGATAACACTGCTGATTTTTCTGCTACACAATTAGGATTACTAGAAAGTATCGGTGCTGAGAATGCAGAATTTGTTAGTATTTCAGCAGTACCTAGTGCAACATCACTTACCGTAGGTGCTACATTGTTCCCACATAATCGTGGAGGTGCAGTATACTTAGCTGAATATAACCAAATAGTTGTTGAAAAATCTGCTACTATTGATGGAGTCTATTCCGTATTAGGTACATATGCTATACAAGCAACACAGCAATATACAACAATTGTAGATGCTACAGGATTACGCTCTGCTTACTATAAAATAAAACTTAAGAACTCCGTCACAGGTAATGTATCAGACTATACAATACCATCATCAGCTTCTAACTATGATTCTAACTCAGTAGGGGCTTCATTCGAACAAATTAAAAAGATGTTTGGTATATCAGATGCTGACCCAATCATTACAACCGACTTCCTTCTTTCTGCTTTAAATGAAGCACGAAACTTTACAAATGACATGATGGCTAACTATAAACAATCATGGCGTGAGGTATTTGAATATCCTGTACAACTTATTGTTGGTAGAAACTATATTGAACTGCCAGAGAATTACGACTATCAGTACACTAACTGTAAATTACTATCAGTACGTTATCCTCGTATTAACGGGCTATCACCATACCCACTAAACTACGTTGACAAACGTGAATGGAACTCTATTGCATACAGTCTTAAATACTCATACACAAACGGGGTTACAACTACTGGTTCTACAACACTCGTAGTAGATAATGCAGGAGACTTCCAGCAAAACGGTACAGTATTCATTGCCGCAGAAGATATTACTCAAGTATATCAGCAAGTAAACTACACAGGTGTAAACTTAGCTACAAACACACTAACAGGATGTACTGGAATTACACGAGACGTACCAAATGGAACACAAGTGTTTGCATTCCCTACATTTGCACAGGCTTCTTACTACACAGTTTGGTATGATGAAGCAACTGGTAAAGGAAGGATTGTATTCAACCGACCAGTACCACAGATGATGAAGGCAAGAAACGTATACATTGACTACTACAAACAGATGGATAATATTAGCGATATTAACAATGTTCTACCTGAACCATACTCACATATCTATCAGTACTACATCAAGTACGCAATCAAGTACCGAAGAAATAATGACACTAAGTTTGAAACAGACCCAGACGGAAAGAGGTTTATAGAATTAATGAAACAATGGATTGAAAATCACTACATTGGACAAATGCCTAAAATAATTACACGATAACATACTATGAATCCAAACCAAACAACAGCATTGATACCAAACCCAACAGAAGGAATGATACGCTCTGCTGCTGTTGAGGATTATGTATCAGATGAATCGTCAGTACAAGAGTCACTTAACATGCACTTTGACCGTGTAGGTGCAATCACTGTACGACCAGGAGTCACAGCATATACAGCTGCGGCTCTTTCGGCGTTTGCAACTGGTTATCACCAATGGACACAAGCTGGTACTACAAACAGACTATTAATCGCACAAGATGGTTTAGATATTAAAAAATTATCTGGTGGTTCATGGTCAACTATTCACACTAACACAGTAGCAGGTCGTGTACGAAGTTCTCAGATGAATAACACAACATTCTTTGTTAATGGTAATGCAGGAGACAACCCTGCTTCATATGACGGAACTACTTATACATCTGGAGTATCTTTCTTACCAAAAGGGGATTACATTAACTCTGGTTTTGAAAAACGTGTATGGGTTGGAGATAAGTCATCTGGAAAAGTATTCTATACAGACCAGATTCCATTTGGTACAGGTGTAACAACAAATAATCCGTGTGAGTTCATATACTTTAACGCTGAAAACGGTCAAGCCATGACTGGGTTATTTCAATCACAAAAAGCATTGCTCGTGTTCTATCCAGACAACATTTTCCGTATTTACGGTGCTACGTCATCAGACCCTTACCCAGCATATTATGTTGGTACATACTCACAAGAAAGTATTTGTAAAGCAAAAGATGGTTTATATTTCCACCACTCATCAGGATTTTACAAGTTTCAATATGATGGACAACCACAAGAAATTTCTCGCAAGGTATTAGACTTTGTACAAGCTATTCCACGCTCTGTATATGAAAACATCTTTGGTTGGACAGACGCTGACCATGTGTATTGGCATGTAGGAAACTTAACATTAGAAGGAACTACTTATAAGAACGTAGTATTTAGATACACTATCTCTGCACAAATGTGGACTATTTATTCATACTTCTCAGGAGAATCATCTACCAAAACACTTACCGCAGCATTTGTATACGATGACGGTACAGACCTTAACAGACTTGTAGGTATTAATAACGGGGTAACAGCTACAGTAAACTCTGGTACAACAGACCTCGGAGACCCAATTTTCTACAATAACATCTCTCGATGGATTACATTTAATAAAATGCAATCAGAATATCAACAACTTAAATCTATTGCAGTAACACATATCAACGGTGCTGGTGCGCAACTAGAAGCTCAGGTTGATAAAGATATTACAGATAAGTGGACATCACTTGGAACATATGACGAACGATATGTGACCTTGTTTCAATCAGTGAACACAAGCTTAAATCCATTCAACCGAGTTCGATTTAGAACAAGTGGATATTCAACAGGAACATCTCCAATATTTGGAACAATGGAAGTAATCAACTACGAAGACTTAGGTTCGTTCTACCAATAACATTATGAAAATAACAGACTTAAAATTTGATAGATTTCTTTACCGAAAGACAAACACTACGTCTGCGTATGACCAGTTTGGTGATGACAAGCTTACTAATGCTATTGAAGCAAATACTAACAGACCAGCAACAGCGGTAGCTCCTGGTACAATAATCCAATCAACGATTATTCAATCTTCTGGTTCTAATGACCGTGTAGAGATTACACCAAATGACCAATTAGTAGTTTATCGTGATGGTATACCAGTAGTGGTAATTGACCAAGACGGAATATCAACAACTCGTACAATTGTAAACAAAGGATTTCCACAACCTGTAATCATTGGTGCCGGATTCGTTAACGCTATCGGTACAGCTGGTACAGTATTCCCATCTGGTTGGACAGTTGTAAGTATAGGTACAGGACGATACAGAATTACACACAACCTAGGAACAACAGATTATGCAGTTGTACTCACGCCACTTGCTGGTACTACACGAGAATTCTCGGTTCAGGTACAAGATGTCAACTTCTTTGAGACACGATTTTATAACAACGCAACAACTTCACTAACAGACGCAGACCACTCATTCTTACTCTTTACAAATCCATAAAATTATGGTATAGTATATTTAACATATGGCAACACAACAACAAATGGCTTTACTAAAACAAGGCTCAAAAGGAAATGACGTTTCTGCTATTCAGCAGGCTCTTAAAGGTTATGGATTTTACGGTGGAGTAGTTGATGGTTTATTTGGACCAAAGACAGCTGAAGCTGTTAAGAACTTCCAAAACATGACTGGTATCAAAGTAGATTCTATCGTTGGACCACAAACACGAGGAAAAATTGATGCTTGGGGTCAAGAACCGCATAATGTAGTACAAAATGACCCATTAGTTCAACAGTTAGCACAAAATGACCCTATCGTAGCACGAACACTACAAGCTACGGCAAATGGTGGAAATCAGGCAAACCTTTTAGCTGCGGCACACGCACTTTCTAGCAAAGGGTATTACTTCGGACCAGACACATGGATTAGTGCTGAGAATATGAAGCCGTTCTTTGAAGCTGCTAAGAAAGAGTTAGACCCAGCATTCAATCAATCCCTTGATTACTACAAGTCAGATTTCTTATCAGGTATAGAAAAAGAAAAGGCAGACTACGAAGATGCTCTTAAAAACCAACAGGACAAAATATTTAATGAGAAATTACAATTAGATTCTGGTCAAGCACAAACAAATAATATTGATTCAAGTCTAGGTGCAAAACAGCGAACAATATTCACAGATTCTTCTAACCGAGATATATCAGGATTAGAAAGAAATACTACATATAAATTATCTGACCTTGCCCGTAATTATGAAAATAAACTAGGGACACAAGATGTTGGACAGTTTAACTTTGGTATAACCTCTCCTGGACAAGTTAACTCAATTGGAAAATACCAATCAGGCAATGGAACAAGAAATGCTTATAACCCGATTGGTGGTCAACAGGGAACATTACGAAACGCATATGCTGCACAAGTCGAACAGTATGGTAAAGCAAAAGCAGGAACCGAATTCGGTTATCCAGTAAAATAATATGGCACTTCGGGACTTACTAAACAAATCAAAATATAATGAACCTGTACAATTTGGAGACAGTGCACCAACTCTTGCTATTAAATTAGGCAAGAAACTTTTTGGTAACAAAACTACAACAAGGACCTTACCAAACAACGGAGGTACATACACGTCACCAACAGTTGGACAGCAACCGCAGCAAGATTTCTCTGGTCTTTATGGAACTAATCAGAACTATGAAGGACAAGGAGGTTTTAATTATGCAACACCTGAAGCCGCAGCTGCAGCAAACAGAGATGTTAATGTAGTGTCGCAAGATGATTCAGAGTATGCAGGATTGTTAAATGGTTCTGGTTCAGATAACAATACACCAACAACAGACTTACAATACACAATGAACAAAATAAACGAGACAATGGGTACTCAGTCGCCAGCTGACCTATTCTCAATGCGACAACGACTTGCGCGCGACCAAGCACTTGCAAAAGTTGGACAACTACCAACAGATAATGCACAGAACCCTGTTTTTGATGGATTAGGTATTACTCAAGGTGCACCAAGTTATGATTATGGTCAAAGAATGAATGTAAATAATGCAACAGCAGATATATATTCACCACAGATTAATGCACTTGATGACTTGATTAAAGCTCAGAAAGACAATAAGGATGGTTCTAACGGTGCCATACTACAACAACTTGCTTCTAGCTCTGACCCTATAGATAAAGTAATTCTTAATATGGCAAATAAAGAGACTACTGTTGAGAAACGAACAATGATGGCACAGCAACTTAAAGCTCAGTCAGGTGATTACTCTTCACTTGTTCAAAACATTGTAAACACATATTCACCAACACAAGCAAATGAATATAACGCCCTTGTTACATCTGGTAACAATTATCAAAACGCAGTAGACTATGTTACACAAAATCCAGGAATTACAACAGGGTTCCTTAAGGACAGCGGTCAAAAAATTGTACGTCTCGCTAACAGAACTGGAGACCCTAAGTATCTTGCACTCAAAGCATTAGTAGAAAATGCAGAACAGCCAATTCGTAAAGAATTCTTTGGAGTCGCAGTATCTTCTGGAGAAGAAGCAAAAGCATCACAAGCAATGACATCTAGCAAGGATACTATTGAAGCAATGTTAATAAAAGTTGCTATTAAAAAAGCTATCACACAGGCAAATATAGAGGTTGGACCGCTTATGCAAAAAGCCCCTACCAATAAAGATATACAAGCTGCCTACAAAAAAGTGTATACGGACCAACTTACATCAATGGCAAACAATTTAAAATCAGTATCTCCAACAATATACACAACATTGAGCGGAATGATTCCAAAACAACAAAAACAAACATCTACAAACATACAAACGAACCAGTCTTCTGGAAACAATTACGGAGGATTACTATAAAACTAAGATAAAACACTATGTCTGCAAATCCAATACTAAAACAAAAATATGATGCAATAAAAGGAGACAGGGGTACAACTGCTCTTGTTCAGACTATTCGTGAAAACGAGTCTGGGTGGGATGGTAAATCTAACGTTGGTCAAAATCCATATAAGTTATCTCACGATGCTGGTACTGGTTTTGGTGCATATGGATACCAGAAGTCTTCATGGAAACAATGGGCTAAAGACTATGCAGGAGACGAGAACCTTATTCCTACTCCAGAAAACCAAGACATGATTGCATATCTTAGGGCACATGACTTAAAAAAACAATATGGTAAGGCTGCAGACGTATTATCTGTTTGGAATAGTGGTAAACCAGCAGCACAAGCAAGTGCTGGTTATAATGCTAAAATTGGTTTGAACTATGATACACCAGCATATATTCAAAAAGGAATAAACAACTTTAAAAAACATTACGATTCATTTAGTGGACCAATTACACAGACAGGTCAATCAAATACACAAGAAATTAACCCACTAACTGTACCAGATAATACAACAGGTGTTGATTTCAAGAACTCAAAAGATGCACAAATGTTTGCACAAAAACAAAATAAGTACGATGCAATAAACCAGAAAGCACAACAAGACATGGCATCTGGTGGAGCTTATAGTGATATAGGAACAGCGGCAAGCAGAGGTATCGGTGGTCGTGTATCTGAATTAGTAACTGGGTTACGAAGATTAGGTGCTAAAGCGACAAACGCAATAGGGCTAGAAAATAATCTAGACCCTAACTCTCCTACATATAATCCAATACTCGATAGAAACTCTGCCACATCTCAACTTGCAAAAGAGCAATACTTCAAGGTACCAAAAGGTACACCAGGGAAAGCATGGGCAACAGCTTATGATGTATCCAGTGCAGCGGTGCCAGGTGCTGCAGCTGAATCACTAGCAACAAAAGCACCACTTGCATCTAAAGCATTGGGATTACTTTCTGGAGATGCATCAGTTGGTAAAGGTCTAGTATCAAAAGTTATAGGAAGAAACGTTTCAGATATTCCTGGAGTAAAAGGATATATTGCAGATAAAGCAGTAGGATTAGGAACAAATATACTAGGAGGACTTGCACAAACAGCCGTTAAAGAAGGTGGTATAAATAAAAAAGACATAGGTCAAGTTGCAACAGGTACAGTACTAGCATCAGCAATCTTTAGTGGACTACCAGCACTCGCTAGTGGTATACGAAACTTTACTCAACCAGAACAGGTTGCAAAAGAGTTTGTAGAAAGTAACCCAAACAAAGCACAACAACTATTTGAAGCAGGTAAAAACTTTATTCGTGATTCATTATCTAAAAGTAAACTTAAATCAACATTTGGTTTATCTAAATATGGAAAGGAA